CCGGAACTAGAGTTACCCGTTAGACTCTACGCATTCAAGTCGTTTCAAACTTCGTTGAAAGAGATAAATGTCTCAAAACCCCGCCTCTACCGACCTGACCACAACTGGTCCCGTAGTCCCTAAGGATGCGGTTGCTGATTCATCTAATGGATCGGTGGTCGATAAGAGTCAATCTAGCACTCGTGATGCTACAAAATCACGGAAATCCAAGAGGAAGCGTAAGAGGAAGAAGAAGAAAATAGTTTCTGAAACCTCCAAAGCCCCTCTTGGTCCTGACCAGGCCTCACCCACTATCCATGTCTGTGATTTCACTGCGACTGTTTGCTCTTGTGGCAACGGTAGTCCTGTTATCGTTCAGCCGCCGAAACCACAGAAAGCTTCGTCCATTCCGGATAAAGTAGTTAAGCCTCAAGCAAAGGTAGTCAAATCGAAACCCAAGCAAGATGTGAAACCAAAAGTGGATAAGAGTAAGGTCCCGTCAAGCAAGTCGCAGTCACAGACTGCGCCACCTTTACAGAATAAAAGAAAGAAAAATCGCGTATTTGCACCCGCCATTAGCCAGGCTAAGATACATGACACCGGTAACACCTTTTCTTTGCACGAACCTGTAACCTACCAGATCCCCAAATCGTTGTATCATGATGATAAAACGGTAAAGATCTTGAATAAATACCACCCATGCACCTTGGATCAAGTTAAGTCGTATAGCGGCTATAATGAGCATCCTTTGTGTGCAGCATTCCGGTCAATAGCTGAGGCACATTGCATAGCACAGCTTCGCTTTGACTTGTTGAGTAAAAAGATTTTCGAAGGAATTATCTGTGACGTGGGAGGAGCTAACAACCGACACTACAAAAATGGTGATCGAGGCTTCATCCACAGTTGCGTGCCCTATTTTGAGGCAAAAGATATCCAACGTAAATTTTCCTTGCTCGGCCAGATGCACTGTGATCACAGTTGGGAGGCTTGCGACTGTCACGTCTTCACGGCGTCGATGTCCGTTCATTCTCTTTACTATGTTGAACCCGCAGAAATATGCCGGCTCTTGCTTTTGCAGGAAGTGCCAGTGCATTATGCTGTGGTGCACAGATATGATGGCAATGTTGGTGAGATCATGAATGGTGAGATGACTTATGTCAGATCCCAAGGAATGGTTAAAGTTTATGCGAAAGGAAATCACCAGCCCTATATTCATTCAGACATGGGTTGGTTGGATGCTGAGTGTCATAATTCCAAAGCCGGTACATTGGTTTGGGAGTTAGACCGTAGATTTGAAGACGTTTATGTTTACCGATTTAGTGCCACGCGCTCTCAAATAGCCCCTAAGGTGTTTGATAGTGAAGTTAAAGATGGATTTGACATGGAGCCCTACACTCAAGCAATCAAAGAAAGTCTCCGTTTGGGAAGACCGATCGATCGAAAAGGTCGTGAGTCTTACTTGGATAGATTGACTAGACTTGGGAGAGCTAGAGGGTTGGACCATGAAAGATTAATCTCGTTAGGCGATAAATACTATATGGGTTTGAACCGTGTATTGAGTAGGCCGACCTGGTCGACTTATTTTAATGCCGCTTTCCATAATCGTGCTCTTGAATTCAACATGCCAAAGGTCCCGTACATGTGGATCTTGGTGTTTCTTTCTCTTTTACTTACCACATATTTGTGGGCACAAATCAAAGATCTTACTTTACTCCCTGATTTTTCGGGTGAGGGGTGGATTGATCTGGTACTCATTGTATCTTCGCCAATTGTGGTGGTCATTTACTTGATCTCTCAGCGGCTGAGGAATGAATGTGGGCAAATATTACCGTTATCTTTGTGGGAATCATATGAGCAGTATCAAACTAAGCTCTATGACTACTGCGCGAAGGATTGCGAATTGAGGAACTTGTCTGAAAGGAAAGTTATCAAATTCGATCATCCTGACCTAGATGAATGTGATTGCCAACCCAGTTTGCGTGCTTACCCGATGGTTTACCATCCGGATTATGTGCCGATGATACCCCGCCGTTGTGATCATAATTATTATGCTTGTGCTAGACACAAGGTCTTAGCTGAAACTTCCGAAGATATTCTCTTTGATATGAAGTTGCCCGATGAATTAATCGAGGCTGCCAGCTTGATGGACATCACCCCTATGACGTGGGAGGAATGGGTCTCGAGATTCCCAGCTGCAAAGCAGGCTAGATTGAGACGTGAAATGGAAGAGTTAGATGATGTTGTGTTTGATGATCGCACTTGGAATGCCTCCAAACTGTTTTTGAAATCTGAATTCTATCCTGAGATTAAACCGCCGCGTCCAATTCATTCGTCGAACGTGGTGTTAAATTTCTCAGTTGGTAGATGGTTAATTCCTATTGGTGAGCAATTGCCACATCTCTTACCACCATGGATCTGCTTTCCTATTCACGCGGATTCATTGGAAATCGGAGAATTTTTTGAAGAATATAGTGCTGACTCAAGATTAGCCACTAGTGACTTCTCTCAGTATGACTCTACTCAACGTAGCGAAGCTCTACATCTTATAGTTGATTTCTTTCGGCTAGCGGGTGTTCCTGAGCACGTATGCGACTTGATGTTGTTGGATGCCAGGTTTATCCAGGTTACCACACGCAAGGGGTTCAGTTATCAATGCAGAGGGTTAAGACTTAGTGGAAGGTCGGAGACTTTGTTAGGAAATACCGTGCTAACTTTGTCCATATTTTTGCACACTTCAAGAGAATTCACGAAAGCCATTTTGGTGAAAGGTGATGATGCCGTACTATTCTTGAACAAGTCCTGTCCTCCCGACGTCTCCTTTGTTATTCGTGACAGAGTTGACTCTCTTGGCTTTATAACCAAGATTGAGGAAACTGATTTGTACTCGACGGAATTTTGCTCTTCTTACTTTCTCCCCTGCTCTTTCGAGGGTAGGGATACTTATTGTTTGGTTCCCCGTCCAGGGAAGATGTTAGCTAAAACTTTTTGGTGCAAGAACACTCAGTTCAAGCCCGATCAGGTTAAGTTACAATTCGTCTCTGTGTTGAAAGGACTCCGCCATACGTTGGGATTAATCCCAGGGGTTAATAGCTTATATGATAACCCTCTCTACCTCCACCATTTTAATGAGGTGGATGCGTTTAGGCATGAGTACAATGAATACACCGACAAAGTTGTTAGCCCTAATGGTAACACTTTGCTGTGGATGATGACCAAATATGATGTTAGTGAACAACAACTGTTGGATTTAGGAGATGAACTGCGCTCAGATCAGTTCCCACTTCGATTGAACTCTCACGCCGCCAGGGTGTTGATTGAGAACGATTGGGGTGCCGCCAACCACAGTGACTTGCTTCATGAGAAGGTAGTGTTGAGTCATCCTCATTTCAAGGTTTTGAGGATTATTTTCTTTGTTCTGTTAGAGGAGATTCTAAGATGGTTTTCCCCTATACTTGTTTCGTTATTAATTGGAGGGCTGGAGCTGTATTTGACCGACAGCCTGATCAACTTTGTCATGCATGTTTTCTTAAGCGTGGTGACTCGTAGATTTGGGTTTGTACTGTCAGTGCTCATTCACCTTGGTTATAATTTGAAGTCCGCGGCGTCAAATAGACTAAGTTTATTTCAATCAATGACAAAGTCACGCAAGGTGGCTAAAAGACAACGAGTTAAAGGGCGATCACGCCAAAAGACTAACCGACGCAAGCGTACGCCTCTACATGAGATGGCGATGAGTATAGCTGATCCATGCGGCACCGAGTTCAAGGAAGGAATTTACCCGACAGTTGAGGGTATTGTTCAATCTTTCCAGACCCGTGTCGATATTGGACCGGCCAATAACAACACTTGTGGTTACATCCTTTGGGATCCTGCTTATACTTCTGATGAAGATTCACATTTTAATGCGATTCTTTTTACGACCAATGATATCATAACCCCACCTCTTAATACGGTAGTGGCACCACTCGGCACGGGCGCAGGCTCTGATGCTGCAGAGGGGCAGGCTGTCGTGGTTGGGGCTGCTAATTGGGCGGATCAAGGATCCATCGTCTCGGGTGTTAGAACCCACGCAGCGTGCTTGCAAATGCACTACTATGGACGTATGGACTCAAATTCAGGAGAGATTGGTTTTATCGAGAATTTGCCGGCAGAAGCTTTCATTAACGCAGGGTCTGGTTACCCTCCTACAGTACTGGAAATGATGCAGTACTGTACGAAGACCAAAAGAATCTCACTCGATGGGAATGAAGTGTGTTGGCGTCCTCATGAAGGAGCTGAATACTTCCGTAACACTGAAGAAGGGCCTATAACCCTTGGTGAACCTGGAACGAGCGCATCCTCCGAAAGTCCAAGAGCTAGTAACTTTGGGCCTAGGTTTATGGGTTTTGTTCTAAGGGACGTTGGTGACATTTCTGACTTTACCTTTTCATTTAGGCAAGTCGTGGAGTGGAAGCCAAAACTTCAGACGGGTCTCGTTTCTACGATTCCTCGGAACGTTCGCCCAGCTGGATATGTTGCTCAAGCACTCAAGTACTTGGATGACAATTATCCTGGTTGGACAACCTCACTCTTCAAAGCATCAGGTGTAGCTGCCTC